TGTGAACCCAATATTAGACCAAATTAGAAGAGATAGAGGTCTTATTGACTTTAGAGTTCAAGTATCTAACACACCTGAAGATTTAGACTCTAACACTTTAACGGGTAAAATATTTATTAAACCAACAAGAGCGTTAGAATATATTGACATCGAGTTTGTAATAACACCAGCAGGAGCATCATTTGATGACCTATAAAATAACAATTTTTAAAAAATGAAAATAGAAAAGAAACTAATTAAAGAATCTCTTGGGTACACAGAACCAGGTAAAAAAACTTTTTCTGATAAAAAACAAAATATTGTTATTACTGAGAGACAACTTGAAAAACTATTAGAAAAATTGAAAAAATAATGGACATTAAAAGTTTGGTTAGACGTGGTATTAAAAGATACCTAAATGAAGGTTTCGATGAGGTAGGACGACCCGACTTAAAATATTACGCATTTGATTGGGACGACAACATCATGTTTATGCCAACTAGTATAGTAGTTGTAGATGAAGATGAGAATGAAGTCCCAATGTCCACAGAAGACTTTGCAGAACACCGAGAACAAATTGGAGTTGAGCCGTTTGACTATCGTGGTAAAAAAATAATAGGATATGCCTTAGGTGCTTTTAGAAATTTTAGAGAACCGGGGAATAAAAGGTTTATTTTAGACGCTATGATGGCAAAAACGGGTCCTGCGTGGAATGATTTTGTAGAGTGTGTTAATGGGGGGTCTATATTTGCAATTATTACAGCAAGGGGTCATAGTCCTGAAACACTTAAAGAGGCGGTATACAACGTTATAATGAGTAATAGAGAAGGTATAAACACAAGAGAGATTGCAAAAAATCTTAATGAATATAGAAAGATAGGAAATAAAGTTTCTAATGATACTAAAATGGAAGCATTATCACCATCTGAATTAAAAGAATATTTAGATATGTGTGTTTTCGAACCGGTTTCTTTTAGTAAAGGAAATGCTTCCAGTCCTGAGATTGCAAAGTTTAATGCTCTTAAGAACTTTATATCATATTGTAGAGATTTAGCAAAAGAAATATCACAGAACATGGAAATAAGTGGGACACCGATGTTTAAAAATGACGTTAATGCAAATCCTGTATGGGAACCATTAATTGGATTTTCAGATGACGACTTAAGAAATATCGAAAAGATATCTGAATTATTAAATCAAGAATATGAAGAAAATCCAGTAAACTTATATTTAACTAAAGGAGGAGAAAAAACTAAATACTAAGTTCTAGTACTAGAATATTTTAAAAAAAATAAAAAGTAAATAAAAAAAATTATTTTTAGATATTTATAAAATAAATAAAACAAACTTAAAACAAAAGATATGGCTGATTTATTAATGAAAATGCCCTTTCAGTATGAACCAAAAAGAAAAAACAGGTTCATTATTACTTTCCCATCTTCATTGGGGATAAACTCTTGGTATGTTGAATCTACTTCACGACCTAAAGTTGAAATCAAGGAAGTGGAGATTCCATTCTTAAATACTTCAACTTATGTTGCAGGTCGATTTAATTGGGGAACAATTGACGTTACTTTCCGTGACCCAATTGGACCATCAGCATCTCAAGCACTTATGGAATGGGTTCGTTTACATGCTGAGTCAGTTACAGGACGTATGGGATACGCTGCAGGTTACAAAAAAGATATCGACCTTGAAATGTTAGACCCAACAGGGGTTGCGGTTGAAAAGTGGATTTTACAAGGAGTATTCTTGACAAGTGTTGATTTTGACTCATTAGGTTACAGTGAAGATAACTTAATTACAGTGAAAGCGACATTACGTCCCGATAGATGTATTTTAGTATACTAATTTTTATATAAAATATAATATAATCCCATCTATACAGGTGGGATTTTTTATTTACATTAAAGTCACTAAAACTATTTTTAAAATAAAAAAATCATGGAACAATCTCAAATTTATGGTCAAATGGATTTTAACCTTCCTCACGACGTTGTAAATTTACCAACTAAAGGTATATTTTATAAACCAAAAAAAGAATCATTAAAAGTAGGTTATCTTACTGCAAATGACGAAAATCTATTAATGTCACAAAATACACCAAAAGAAGGTATTGTACTTTCTTTACTACGTAACAAAATTTACGAACCGGGTTTTGACGTGACACAGTTAGTGGATGTTGACGTACAAGCTATACTCATTTTTCTAAGAAACACCGCATTTGGACCAGAGTACAATTTCAAATTGAAAGACCCGGCAAATGGTAACGAATTTGACACTACACTCATGATTGATGAGGTTAATTATTTGGACGCAAAGCACCAACCAACTGAAGACGGTTTTTTTAAAACCACTTTACCAAAATCAAACACAAATGTTTCTTGTAAAATTTTAAACTTAAAAGAAGAAAACATTATACAAGATATACAATCCAATTACCCTAAAAACATGGTGGCGCCCACAATTACCAAAAGATTAGAAATGCAGATTGTTGAAATTAATGGGGATAGTAACAAAGAAAAAATATCAAAATTTGTTTCTCAAATGCCAATACAAGACTCCAAACACTTAAGAAAATTTTTAAGAGAATGTGAACCTAAGTTAGACTTAATTAAAACAATTAGCGCCCCGTCTGGAGAAAAAGTTATTGTAGAAATAACTTTTGGGGTGGAGTTTTTTCGGCCTTTCTTTTCAATCTAAAAGAATATTGTTAGATGAAATATACTATCTAACAAAATATGCAAACTTTTCTTATGCTGATTTACTAAAAACTCCTACTTATGAAAGAAAATATTTCATAGACAAACTTATTGGTGAACTTCAAAAAAAATAATAAAAATCAAATATTTATTATAAAAAAGATATGTTTTTAGCAGATACAGGTGCAGGTGAAGAAGAAAAGATTGCTAGTGGTAAGAGTGTTCTCGAATCATCTAAAGATGCATTTGATGCTTTCAAAAACTACGTTGCAGACATTACCAAAGTAACAGAGGTTTACCAAAATGTTGAAAAGGTAATGATAGGTATGCAAGACTCATCATTGGCTCTTCAACGTAATATGGGAGGTGTTGTATCAGGAGTAGCAAATTTTAGAGAAAGATTAATAGGTGCATATTCAGAAACAGTTGCTATAGGTGCGACCTTCGAAGACGCTACTAATGCAGTGAAAGGAATCGCTGATGGTATGGGAAAAATTGTTAGTCCATCTAAAGATACTGTTGTTTCTATGATTGAACTATCAAAAGCTACTCAAATGACAACAAGTGAAATTGGAGGAATGGTAAGTGAAATGGTTCGATTTGGGGGCACACAAAAAGAGGCGGTTCAAAAAATATCTGACATGGCAAAAGAAGGTAGACTTGCTGGTCTAAATGGTAAAGCATATACCGAAGCAATATCAAAAAACTTAAAAAGTGTAAGTGGATTTGGTTTTAAATCAGGTGTTGACGGTATGAAAAAAATGGTCAAAGAAGCTATGATGTTAAGAACTACCGTCGAATCTATTGGGGCTTCTAAAATAGCTAAGGATGCTTTGGACCCTGAAAAAGCACTTGAGACCGCAGCGGCATTTCAAATGATGGGAGGGGCTGTTGGGAAATTAAGTGACCCCTTTCAATTATTATATATGGCACAAACAAACGTTGCAGGAATTCAAGAAGAGTTAGTAAAATCAACAAAGTCCGCTTTCCAATTTAACGAAACTACGGGTCAATTTGACATTGCAACACAAGATTTATATAGACTAAGAGAACAAGCTGAACTTACAGGTGCTAATTTGGAAGATTTAGTTCAAGCGGGTAGAGAGGGTGCAAAATTAGATTTTATAAAAGATAAATTTGACTTAAAGGGGTTACCTGAAGAACAACAAGCTTTAATTTCACAATTAGCTACAGTAGGAAAAGACGGTAAACTATCTGTAGATATTCCTGGTTTAGCAAAACCGTTAGAAAATCTGACACCACAAAAATTAAAGGAAGCGTTACAGAGTAGCGAGGTAAAAGATGCATTGGAAGAATACAAAAAAAATACAGAATTGACAGATAGACAGATAGCTGAACAACAACTTACCGTACAAGAAAAACAAACCGCAATACAAAATGAGATTAAACTTGCGGTTATATCAAGTATGAGTCAATCGGAAAGAGCAACTTTTGCAAAAAATATTGCTGACGCGAACAAACAATCATTGGATGCTGCTGCTAAGGGAGCTAGAGACCTTGCTCCTGTCACTAAAGAAGGTGTTATAGGGACTGCAGAAGCGCAAAAAGGGTTATCTAGTGCAATTGAAGATGCTACAGTATTTGACGACACCGACAAAGAAAAATTGAGAAAAATGGCAGATAAAGTAAAAGACCAATTTTCAGCCGTGACCGGTGCAGACATGTTTTTTCCGAGTAGTAGTGCTCCTATGATAATGAATGAAGGTACATTATATAAAGGAATTGTTGGAGATGAAATTGCTGTTGGTACAAACTTGACAGAAGCATTCAATAAAGCGTCAACTATCAGTGAATTGATTTCTAACACAGGTAAAGGTACAACGTCCCAAAATATTGATGGAAACTTAAAAATAGATATAAACGTAGGAGGTAGAGTAGACGGTGATAGAAACGCAGACATTAGTAAACTATTTTCAAGTCCTATATTCCAAAAACAATTAATGGACATGGTTCTTTATAAAATGAAAGATTACCAAAAACAACAGGGTGTTCTTTAGAAAAAATTGAACTATAATCTATTTATCAAATAAAGTTTAATGGAAAGTCCACTTTCATTCAATTCTACAGAAAACTTTAGAAAAAAAT